CAGCCAGTTGTCAAATGTAGAGGTCAGCCTCTCATTTGCTAATTGTTGTTCATCTTTATGCAGGTATTTTTGTGTGTTAAACCAGCACAAACGACATTGTTTTGTCGTAAACTAGACAACCATTTTGTAACAGAGACGGAAGATAAGCTTTTATAAATATAAGTTCCGTCCAATGTGTATTGTTGTTGTCGGTCTGTAGCCGACACTATATATGTTTATTTGTTTATAGGTCACCCTGACCTTAAAACTGGCGTTATCTAAGTATAGAGCACTTCACTTCGAGTGAAGCGTACATTTAATGTGAGTGCCTAGTCAGCACGAGATTTTGACTAATATAGGCTATTAACTGATGCACTAGGAAGCCTTTATATGTCCTAGAGATCTAAGTTGTAATTAACAACATGCGTAGTATTAAGCTTGCTTTGCTGCGTGATTAACTATAGCATCCACGTATGCTGAAATATTCAAACGTGGGCCCAGGTAGTCATTATTGGGGTGATCAGGCTACCAAACTCGGGAAACGTCTTAGGATAGGGACCCAACCACAGACGAGACTCACTAGTGGGCGTTATGTGATTCGGGTCATAGTATTGTCTCCGTATGAATTTACGTTTGAGCGCTATGAATCGATAGCATTGCTAACCCATGTCCGGAGAGCGGCCATGTCTATTATAGACGGTGTCCGGGAATAACGCTCGATGAAGGACCTGATTAAATCTGCATTTATGTAGACCAAAGGTGGTGTGTCGACTGTTAAAGATTTATTCTTTGCAGGACACCTGCTCTGAATAATCTTTGACACGTCGCATTTTAACCAATGAAGATGTGTCGAGGATTACGCAATAGAGCCCAACAAACCCAAATGTCGAAGTTGACGAAACAGGACTCGACAGCCTCTAAGGGGGTAAATTACTGTTCCAAGTGCGAACGACGAAAAATCCGCAAACAGCTTAGGAAGCCAAAGCATGGTGGTTCTTACGAACCTGCTCCAATTTCTTTGATCTTTTCCTGGCTGTTGTTCCTATTTGTGCAATTTATGGAACAAGAGGATTTCGTCCTCCTTTGGGTGCGCCGGTTGGCGTTCCCACTGCTAGTCATGGGAATCTTTGCAGATTTCCTTTATTACTTTCGTGTCATTTGGAGGCGTTTATGGCGACCTAAACTCAAACCACAATTCGGTATTTCACGTATGGATCCTTATCTTCGAGATTGCATTTTACTTGGAGCTATGTTCGAGAGCATGCGTAATGCGAAATCCAAAAGTGGTGTCACAGCTGCAATAGTGAGTTATTTACAGGCGCATACACGGCAATCCCTCTTTCTATATGCTTACAGACAACTCAGTAGAATTGACACGATAACAGACTGGTCCTCGTCCGAAGGATTGAATATGGTGCAGGAAATGATTGATGAAGCATTCGGTGCGACACCAGCGGAGCCCATTTTAAGAGCTCAAGATGCTGGTCCCGATGCTATACGAGAAGTTCCACCCTGTCCATGGTTTGACACTTTTGATGATGCCTTCACTGATTGGAAAGAATTTCGCCACTCAAAACAAGCAACGCGTTTTACCAATTTTGTCAACATAATTGTTTCTGCTGGCATGTGCTCCACTGCTGATTTGACGTTCAAACTGGGGGATGTTCATCTCTTTTCCCCAATTGTGACGAAAAAGCAACTTGCAGCTGGAGATGTGTTTGAAGCCTTTTATGAGGCACTGGCAGGATTTATAAAGGGTGGATGGCGTGTGTATCACACCGGAGATGTCTCAACTTTCTTCACAGAGGACGATGCCATTATGGCATTCGAGAACTCATATAATCAAATCCGTTCGTGGCATGGCTATGCCCTTTCTGGTAATTTACAGGAATATACGAAAATTGATGAAAATGAGTATGAAAAGCGTTTGAAGAAGGCTATTGAAGATGGTGATCGTATTGTGAAGAAGATAAATCGTTCCCAAACTTTTGAACGAAAATATATGACTGATCGAGTGGAAAGGTTGAGAGATTACGAAACTGAGTTTACGCAACTGCGGACTCGTGGTGGTCTTCGTATCGCTCCTTTTTCTGTAAGTCTTTTTGGAAAATCTGGTTGTGGAAAATCTTCACTTACAAATCTCACTTTGAAAGCTGGTTTGGTGTACAATGACTTGAGTGCTGCGGATGATCGGATTGCTACATGGGCAGACAATGACAAATTTGCCTCGTCCATCCGTTCCCATATCAATGCTATCATTTTTGATGATTTCGCAAACACGAAAGAGCAATTTATGGACTTTTCGCCGGCCTATCGCTTAATTCAAGTGATTAATAATGTTCGTTATTTGGCGCCCATGGCCGATGTGTTCTTAAAAGGGAAAGTTTCATTGAATCCCTACTTTTGTGTTGTATCGACGAATGTTGAGCACTTGAATGCAGCCCAGTATTCCAATGAACCAGAGTCCGTACTTCGGCGTCTATATCATGTCAAGGTTGAACCAAAAGCCCATGTTCTGAAACACGGTATAATTGACAAAGATTTGGTAATAGAGCACTATGGTCACACATCCTGTCCCGATATGTGGTATTTGACCGTTCGTACGTATGAAGCTTTGAACCAGCGGCACGTAGTAATGGAGGCCATGGAAGTAGTGGAATTTGAAAATAAGCGCCTAGAACGAATTTCTGTCAAGGAGTATTTACATTGGGTGCAAGTCGCATCAAAACACCATTTTACGCGTGAAGGACAGTATTTAGCCAACCAAAGATCTAAACCAGAGAAATGTTCCGAGTGTGGGTTTGTTTATTGCTCTTGTACCAATTTCACTGAAGCTCTTTTTGCCCCATTGACTGCAGAACCAACGCTAGCCAATCAGAGTGCTCGCTCAGTTGCGTGGAATTTCTTCCAACAGCGGGCTATGGTCTTGCAGGAGTACTTCGAGAATGCTAAGTCAGGCACGATTCTAGCTACAGATGCAATATGTACTTTTTGGGAGAGATTGGATTTCCTGCCTGAGCGTTATATATGTCATCCTTTAGTTCTACAAGCTGGACTCGTTTTCTGGCGGAAAGACATAAAACATTCACTTATAGCGGGTAACTCATTCTTGTTCCTGTTATTTTGTTTTCATTGTTATGCATTGCCCGTGTTCTCTTTGTTTTGGCTTGGTCTCTTTTCCAGTTTGGCCTATTGGTACACTTGTGCTACTATACAGACATACCGTCACATGGTGAGAGAGAGAATTTTGAATCTCAGAGACGTAGTACGAAGCTATACGAATCGTTGGCAGACAGTTTATGCTCTCTTAGGTGTGGGCGCAATTGCTTATATCTTGAATTTCGCCCGGAGTAAGTATCTTGCACTATCTGGCCATTCCGCTTTGGATCCTACTAGCATGGAAGAGATTGAGCGCAGAAATGCCGAGAAAAATAGGTGGGCAATAAATGAAATAGAAGATTTGCCAATGTCAGAACCGGCCAAAACCACAACGTGTGAGAATTTAGCACAGAGCATGCGGACAAATATTGTTGGAATTCGGTCAGAAGCTGGCCGCACTACTCTTGGATTTTTTATTGTTTCCAACTTTCTTCTTGTTCCTACACATTTCATTGAAGCGCATGATGGCGACTTTGCCATTCAATGTATCCGCAAAGGTACTAATATAGTCGGTGGCGCTTTTCGTGACAAGATTTGTAGGGCCTTTCGTTTTGCTATTCCAGGTACGGACTTCACTCTTTGTTTTATTACGAGTGGAGGTTCAATGAAAGACTTTCGACGCTTCCTACCAGAATCAATGCACATTCGACCTTGTGATGCACGGTTGGTATCCCGTGAGATACATGACCCTTTACTACGTATGTATCCTACAAAATTTGAAGGTGTTAGTACAGTAATAACAGAGACTACATCTTTTATTGGCGGATATTATACTTTGCCTATAGATTCAGAAGCAGGTATGTGTATGTCACCATTGATTAGTGCAGGGAAAGGAGCAATGATCTTGGGGTTCCACTTAGCAGGACATAAAACACGGGCCGGTTGTGGAATCATAACGCAGGAAGCACTGGATAAATCTCTTCGTTGTCTCGCAAAAGTCGATGGTGTGATACTATCTTCAGCAAGTGGTTTGTCTCCACACATGGGTGATTTTCCCCGCGAAACCTATGGAAAGGAAACATTGGTTGAACCCAAAGTTCATTATAAGAGTGCAACTAATTTTCTACAGGAAGGTGCGAATGTACATGTGTATGGTTCTACCACAGGAAAAGCTACACCCCACAGTGGTGTGGTTGCAACGCTCATTTCACCCATCGTGGAAAAAGTTTGTGGAGTAGCTCAGCGGTGGGGACCGCCGAAGATGAAGGGACCAGGTGTTTACCCGTATCAGGTGAACCTTGATGTAGCTTCAAGACCCACAAAAGTGGTTGGTAGTATCCTTTCCGTAGCGGTATGTGATTTTAAAAAGGTTGCTATTCGTGTTAAGGAGAAACTTCCAAAACTGTTTAACGCGTGTCCGCTACCAAGAGTCTGTGCGGTTAGTGGAATGGCTGGAGTGCGCTTTATCGATCCAATGAATTTCAATACATCGCCTGGTTTTCCCCTTTCTGGTTCGAAACATCCTTACGTTGAAGAACTAGACCCTGAAGAGTTTCCTGAAAGCGGTTTGCCGCGCACTTTTACTCAAGAAGTTTGGGATGAATTTGACAAAATTTATGAAACCCTCAAGAGTGGAAAGCGGTGTTACAGTATTTGGAAATCCTGTTTGAAAGATGAAGCTACTAAAGTTACGAAGGAGAAGGTGCGAGTTTTTCAAAGTGCCCCCCTGGCTTTACAGTTACTCATTCGCATGTATTTTCTACCTATTGTGAGGATAATCCAATTGAACCCAACCGCTTTTGAATGTGCAGTGGGAATAAATGCTGAAGGACCAGAATGGGGTGAAATGTGGAATTACGCTATGGAGAAAGGCAAAAAACGCGTACTGGCAGGAGATTACAAGAACTATGATGTAAGTATGCCTGCCCAATTGACTATTGCTGCTTTTGATGTTCTCATAGACATTGCACGGTTGTGTGAAGGCTATACAGCGGAAGACATCCACATCATGGAAATGGTTGTGAGCGAAATTGTTTATCCTATCCTTGCCAACAATGGAGACCTCATCCAGATTTTTGGGTCTAATCCATCTGGTCAAAACCTGACAGTTATAATAAATTCGTTTGTGAATTCCTTGCTTTTACGTTGTTGTTTCTTTACTCTGTATCCTGATCTGGATTTCAAGGAAAATTGTAGTTTCATAACGTACGGTGATGATGTAATTGGTTCAGTTTCAGCTCAGTGTCCCAAATTCAACCACATATCATATGCAAAATGGTTGGCTGAGCACGAAATGGTATTCACTATGCCTGATAAAACGTCTACGCCAGTTGAGTATCTTTCTGAAGAATCCGTTGACTTTCTCAAACGGAAAAACTTTTACCACCCAGATCTTGGATATGAAGTGGGCATCCTTAGTGAAGAATCAATTTTCAAACGACTGCATTCACATGTTTTGTCCAAAGAGTTGAACATGGCGGAACACAGTGCAACCAATATAGAGTCTTCAGCCCATGACTGGTTTTTCTATGGTCGTGAAGTTTATGAGGATCGTGTTGAAAAGCTGAAGAAAATCGCCGATGAAGCTGGAATTCGACATCTATGTTCGCAACTCGACAGGACGTATGATCAGCGAGTAGCACATCAGCTACAACTAAATGAAACGCCATCTGCAAACAAAGAGTATGTGAAGCATGAAGAACCAGTATTGACCAATCAGTGTGGAAGTGAGACAATTCCAGAAGCTGTTGACTTGTATGATCATTGTCGCGGCTCTGGCTGGGATATCTTTTTCCGTTGGGAACACTGGCTCGCCAACTTGAGCTTTCCCTTCTATCTTTACATGTGGGTTCAATTAGCAAGGGGGAAGTGGCATGTTCACATCTTGGAACGAAATCCTAGTTTTGGGTGGATTTTGTTTTTAACTCTTACATCCAATGGCCTGTTGACGAAACCTATCGCTGCCTGGGTGTATCTGCTGTTCTACCAATGTGTGGTCGTACCTTCCATCTTTCGATTTTTCATGGAGGTGAGGTGGTCTTTTACTCATGTATCTCTCGGTGATCCTACTTTTCCGGTGCCTCGATTGCCACAGCTTTTTGATCAACCGGCAACCAATGATCGTCACTTTCGGCCAGGATTGATAACAAGAGTGCGTGAGTACTTTTTTCCTCCACAACCATTGGCGACAATAAGTGAGGAAACATTGCGGAACCATCGAAGTGTACTGCGAGAATTACGCAGAAGCGCATTTGATGCTCAGATTTTTACATTTGAATTGATGGGACCACAGGTTCACAGACGCAACTTTCCTGCGCGTGCCGGAGTCATTCTTCGGCAACTCAACGTTCCGTCCGAGAGCAGAAGGAGTCCCAACCCACAGGAC